TCAATACCAGTTCCACCAGTAAATGTAAGAGTGTCAGTACCAACAGTCAGAGTATCTGTACCACTGTCACCAGCAAGACTGAGACTTGATGAGAGAGTGGTGAATGAAAGGGTTCCAGATCCGTTTGTTACCAGAACTTGGCCATTAGTTCCATCAGATCCTGGAAGAGTATATGTTACGTTAGCTGCAAGACTATCAGGAGACTTTAACGCTACGTAGCTAGAACCATTGGATGATCCTTCAACAAGATTTACAGAACTTCCCGTAGAACTTCCTTCTCTAGTCCAATAACGATGAGAACCAAAGAATTTATTTCCACCTGTCGTACTGTTGATACCAACATAAAGTTCGAAGGTATCAGTTGTAAGTGCTGGTTCGCCCGCCTGAAGTCCAGGAAGATTTGCAAAGGCACCCCTCTTAAACTGAATTACGGGAGAAGCCATTTTTTTCTAATACTGTTTTTTATTATTTATTTGAGACAAAGCCTAGAAAGTTCCACCATCTATACTTGAAAACTGAATATTACCTGTATCGATTTTACTTTCAACAACATCAACAAATGATTGTGGTAAAGAAGATGTCAATCCTAAAGTTGTATCAATATTAACCACATCAAATTTTCCAGTAGAAGCATTATATCTCATTACATTTTTGTTTTTTTGTGCATTCAAGGTGCCAAAGTCGGTATTTGTTAAATCCCGCATTCTTATTGGCATTAGAATGTACCTCCATCAACAGATTCGACCTGAATTGCTCCAAGATCAAGTTCTTCTTCAAGAGCAGTAATCAGTTCATCAGGCACGTCATTGTCTTCTACCGATACTGACAACAAATCATCCGCTGTAATCAAAACAAATTTATTAGTAGTAGCATCATAACAAACCATTTGCCCATCTTTTGTCGCATCCAAAGTACCAAAATCAACGTCGCCCATTTCACTGACAATTGATGGTTGTCTAACAGACTGTGTTGATATTTTTTTTACCGCACCTTTTTTTGCAATATTAGAAGTGGATTGTACCTTTCTGATTACTGCCATTGTTTTAAGTAGTAATGCCTGCTGTTACGAGTGCCATTCCCTCTACTAATCTGGATACCGCTCCACTTCCAGACGTTAACCTCACATCATAAAAGTATCTTCCTGGTTTTAAGTTTGTAGTGACACCAGATGTCATTGCTATAGAAACTTCTCCAGTTGCTCCAACAATATTAACTGTGAATGCTGTGGAATCAGTTGCTTCAGAATGTTTTTTTATTTTAGCGGCAGCAGAATATCCCGCAAGATTTGATGCAGATCCGTCATTCTCAGTAGAAACAAATGTTTCCGAGAAATCCGAACCCTGCGGGATTGTTATATTGATAACTGGATTAACTGCCATTGATCTTTTTTAACTATTTAGTTTTATTGTCATTGGCCGTATCTTTAAGTAACTTTGCTAATTCTGCGGTCGAACCAACAAAAAGAGCATTAGTGACATTGGTTGGATTTTTAGTCTTTGTTTCCTCAGTAACTTCTTTCAGTTCTTTTTGAAGTTTCATCAATTTATCTGTCGCATCGGCAACATTTTTGATAAGTTGACCTGCAACCTCATATGCTCTTGGCATTTCACTTTCTTGAGCTAATTCAAGAATACCATTCAATGCTTCTTGCCCCTTTTCTATAATTGAATATAAATTTCCTCTTGTATATTCATAGTCTTTAATTATATCTTCTTGTCCTTTGCTTTCGACAGGAACAAGTTCAGACTTTTCAACCTTAACATCAATCATATTACTTTCGATGTTGAATGTATTATTTAAATCTTCAAATTTTTCGCTCATAAAATTAACCTATAGAACCACTAAATCCAAAATCGTCACCACTTGGAATTATTGCATTATCTGCAGCTGTAATTGGTTTTACTGCGGCACCAGTTAAATGAGTTTCAATGGTTGTTCCATCTCGTCCACGTTCTACTGTCAATGCCGTTCCTTGAATTGCAGTGACATACATTTCCTCATTGTCGATGTCAATGTAAGTTTTTGTTGAGATTGAACTTGCATCTGCAACGTTAATAATCGTGTCCGATATCGTAACATCTTTAGATAAAGTTGTGAGAACAGTACCAGTGTAATTTTGGATTGCTCTCGGACTTGCACTGTAAGTAAGTTCTCGTGAAGCATTTGTGGTGTCTGTTCCGGTGAGGTAACTGACAGTAGCACTTCTGATGATATCTGGTGTTGCGGTAGAAATAGGACCAAACAGATATGTTTTTGCAGTGAATCTGAGAGTATATGTTAAAACTCTACGAGTTGTAAAATCACCCTCATAATCATCTTGGAAACTAACACTTTCCAGAACGATTGGTATATCTCTTTTCTCATTTATTCCACTTTCAACAAGAGTAACCGTGAGACTGTATGCTGGTTGGAAATATGGTAAAATTTGCTCTACAATTTGTAGTGCATCATCATTTAATTTTGTCATGATGCTCAGTTCAAATTGCATATTGTATGGGACAGGCATATAAGCCTTTTTTGTTATTGTCCCATCAGTAGCATCCTTTACAGTAAATTGTTGAGTCGTTGTGACTTTTCTGGATGGATCGTAAACAATTCCAGTAAACTCAAACGACATTCTTGGAAGAGAAATTGCCGTAGATTTACTTAGGTTTGGAGACTGCTCCAATCTTGCTAGGAATTTCTGAGTCGGTCCATACGCAAGAGGAACTTTAATCGTGCTTACAACAGCATCTGATGAATTTGTATGCTTAATCGTTATGTCATTAAATAACGTTCCAAAAGCAATAACAGTCTTCCTCAAAATTTCGTGATAAAAATATTCAAACATTTTATTTTTGCATATGTGACCGGTTAACTTTTATTTATGGTTGACCGAATGGATTGGTTTCGCTGAAATCAAGAATACTGTCTGCTTCAGATTCAAACTCCCTATTTGATGCATATCCATCATCAGTAGGAACATTATCAATCAATCTTAATCTATAAGACGCAGAACTTGCAGATCCAACTATATTTTCTCCAACAACAAATTCCCCAGTAATATTTCCAATTTCCATAATATTTGTTGATGAAGTCCAAGTACGGACTCTTGCTGTGGCTCCACTAATAGAACCTGTTATAACTTCATTGAATGAATATGTCCCAATACCAGACACAAATCCAGAAGTAAATGGTGAAGCAATTGTAATTGTTGGTGCCACAGTATAACCTGTACCAGTATTTGTAATGTAAATTGCAGAAATCGTTCCAGCAGCACTTACAACAGCAGTTGCAGCAGCAGATACTGTTGATACACCAGTAAATGTAATTGCTGGAGATGAGGTGTATCCCGAACCTGGATTGGTAACTGTGATTATACCAACAGCATTAACAGAAAGTCCTGAAGTTGCTGCGGCTCCAGATCCACCTCCACCAATAAATTTGATGCCAGGTGCAGCAGTATATCCGGCACCTGGATTAATAATGCTAACACTTTGTACAGACTTGGCGGCAGGGTTAACATTATCTGTGCAAACAACTATTCCCCCGATCATATTTGCTGTTGCTATACCAGTTGTGCCACCAGAAGGAGCAGATCCTATACCAACCGTTGGTGTGCTTGTGTATCCACTACCACGATTAGTAATTGTAATAAACTGAATTGCTCCACTCACAAGTGCTGTGGTTGCTGTTGCCGTACTACCAGAACCAACTAAAGTTAATGTTTGAATTGGGCCAAGAGCGCGATATCCATCATCCAAATCAGTTCCAACACCAGTAAGAACATCATCAATTTCATCAACACCTGTATCAATTACCTCATCTTCATATTGGAAGAGTTCACAAGAGAATTTATAGACATAATTTTTTTGAAGTTGATAGAATGGTTTCTCATGTTCGACGTATTTAATTTCAAAAAGTCTGTCTCCAAGTGGAAAATAAATTAAATCACCTTCTTTTGGTCTTGTTGATATTTTTACGTTACTCTTTCCTTTAAGTTGTGGTGAAATATAACTTTCAAATCTT